ACCTATGACCCTCAACTCAATGCTTTTATACCGCCACAACCCCCAGAAGGTGAATGGGTGCTAAACAAAGAAACGTGTTTGTGGGAAGAAACAAAATAATTAAATGAAAAAAGAGAGACAAAATGAAATACAGCGTGGTAATTCCAACATACAACCATTGTGAAAAATACTTAAAACCCTGTGTAGACTCAATCATCAAGCACACAGACATGACTCAAGTGGAATTGGTTGTGTCTGCCAATGGGTGCAAGGACAACACGCAAGCCTATCTAAATTACTTATACACAGCGATCCCGCATCTGCGCGTTGTATGGAGTGATAAAGCGCTTGGATACTCCAAAGCTACAAATGAAGGCATAAAAGTTTGTACAGCCGATTACATTGTCTTGCTAAACAACGATACGGTTTTGCTAGATCAATCAAAAAATCAATGGCTGGAAATGCTAAAAGCACCGTTTTTGCAAGATGAGCGCGTAGGAATTACGGGGCCAATCGTTCAACACTCGCCAGACGCAGGTCGTGATTTCTGTGTGTTTTTCTGCACAATGATTCACAAAAAAGTGTTTGACAAAATTGGTTTACTGAATGAAGAGTATGGCGTAGGAACTGGTGAAGATACGGAGTTTTGCATTGAAGCAATAAATGCAGGATTTACTATGGTTGAATCTGCTCCGAAGTCTTTGGAGAATCCAGAGCTTTATGTTGGTGGTTTTCCAATCTATCACAAGGGCGAAGGGACAGTGCATGACCCTGAGTTGGTGCAAGACTTCAATAATATCTTTGCCAAAAATAGTCGAAAACTTGCAAGAAAATACAACCCAGAATATTACAAATGGTCTTTGATGAACAACTGGGAAAGATACATGGCAATCAAAGGTGAAGAAGTTCACCCCCGCGAGAAGGCAAGATATCTCTGGGCAACAAATAAATTGCAAGGAAAAAAAGTATTAGAGATAGGTTGCTCTAATGGTTACGGATCACAGTTCTTTGGCAACACCATTGAATACATCGGACTAGATTACGATGAAAAAATTATTGAAGTTGCAAAAGAAGAAGGATGGGGAGACAACAAACAATTTGTCCACGCAGACATAAACACTTTTGAGTTAGAGCAATACGACGTTATTGTGGCGATGGAAGTGATCGAGCATTTAGACAATGGATTGGAAGTCGCGCAAAGATTAAAAAATCATTGCAAACGCCTACTGATTACGGTTCCCTACATGGAGCCAGTGGGATTTTGGGGGCATCATCATAAATTGCATGGATTAAAAGAACGTCATTTAACTGGATTCACATATCAATTTATGGGTGAGCAAGGGCAGATTAGCGACACACCATTTGAAGGCATGAACCTAATGCTGTGTGAATACAATGTCTAAGGTACTTTGCTCAGTAGCAACTAGAGGTCGTTATTCCACGACTCTGCCTTTGACTTTGCAGGCCATCATTAACCAGACCAAAAAGGTCGATAAGCTCGTTATCTTTGACGACAATGATGAGCCTCAAGACGTGCGCAAAGAACTTATCTATGGGCACTTCTTTCAAATCTTAAACATCAAAGGCATCCATTGGGAATGGCTTTTTGCCCATAAGAAGGGGCAACACCACATCCACCAAATGGCGAACACCATGGGTTATGAGTGGGTCTGGCGCGTAGATGATGACGCAATCCCAGAGCCAAACGTCTTGGAACGCTTGTATTCTTTTACAAAGTTTTTTGACAACGTAGGTGCGGTGGGTGGTTCAATCCTCACTCCTCCCATCATGGATACCAACAAGGCAACTGGAAAGATTGAACTGATTGATTTTGAGCCCAACATCCAATGGGGAATGATTGAAGGCTACAAAAAAGTAGAACATCTGCATTGCTCATTTTTGTACCGTGCAGGCGTGCATGACTACAACTTGGCCCTGTCGAGGGTGGCTCACAGGGAAGAGACTTTGTTTACCTATGGACTGCATCAAAAAGGGTATGACATCTATGCGGTGTCGGATGCGGTTTCTTGGCATCTTAAAAATCCCAACGGAGGCATCCGAAGTGAAACTAAGAAAGAGATGTATGAGCATGACGAGCAAATCTTTAAAAACCACGTCAAGCTTAAAGATTTCACACCTGTAATTTTAAATTGCGGTCTTGGAGATCACATTGTGTTTTCTAAAGTTTTGCCGAAGATTAAAAACCCTTTTGTGTTTACTTGCTATCCAGACGTCATTGCTGGGCGATCTATTGCAGAGGCGCAGGCCATGTTTGGCGACATTGATCGATGGAACATCTACAAAAAAATGGACGAATGGAAGTGGACTCAAAGCGTAGAAAAAGCGTTTGAAAAGATGTATCTATGATCATAATTTCACCGTTTTCCAAGTCTTTGCCTAATGGTAAAGAAAACCCAAAAAACTATCCTTATTGGGAAGAGTTGATTGCATTGATCAATGAGCCAATTGTTCAGATAGGAATTGCAGGAGAGCGCCAGCTAGTTCCTGATTTCCGTCAAAATTTTCCGTTAAGCGAACTTAAACAATTACTTAAAGAATGCAAAACATGGGTGTCTTGCGACAGCTTTTTTCAACATCTTGCATGGGTTGAAAACAAACAAGGCATCGTGCTATGGTCGGTGTCTGACCCGTTGATTTTTGGGCATCCAGAGAACATCAACTTGCTAAAAGACAGGTCATACTTGGCACCAAACCAATTCTTGTGGTGGCAGGCTTATGAGCACAACAAAGACAGTTTTGTAGAGCCACAAGAAGTTTTGCAACATATTCAGCGCATCGCGGATAAAATCTAGCAAGGAGGACAAACCCATGTCAGCATCAGGCTATACCCCAATTTCGTTGTACTACAGTACATCAGCGTCAGCCGTCCCGGTCAATACAAATCTTGCCAATGGTGAATTGGCAATCAATATTACTGACGGAAAATTGTTCTACAAAGACAACGCTGGAGTAGTTCAAACACTTGCCTCCAAATCGTTTTTAACGACTATTAATTTTGGCACTACAGGTCTAACGCCTACTTCGGCGACTTCGGGCGCTATAACTGTGGCGGGAACCCTTGTGGCCGCAAACGGCGGTACAGGTTATGCGTCGTATGCAGTGGGTGATTTGCTTTATGCCGACACCACCACAACTTTTGCAAAACTTGCTGATGTGGCCACTGGTAATGCATTGATATCAGGTGGCGTTACCACGGCCCCAACTTGGGGAAAGATCGGGCTTACGACACACGTCTCTGGTACGTTAGGCGGCACAAACGGTGGCACAGGCGTCAACAACGGAGCAAACACCATCACCATTGGTGGCAACGTCACCATGTCAGGGGCCTACACGTTCACGGGTAATTTAAGCGCTAACACAAGCGTGACATTCCCAACAACTGGAACATTGGTCAATTCGGCTGTAACCACTTTATCTAGTCTTGTAAGCGTTGGCACCATTACCACGGGGACTTGGAATGCCACCATTATTGGCGCTACTTATGGTGGAACGGGCGTAAATAATGGCGCTAACACAATTACTGTGGGTGGTAATGTTTCCACTGCTGGAGCGCTCACAACTGCTGGGGCATTTACAACCGCTGGTGCTTTTGGTCTGACTTTGACCACAACTGCTCTTACCAGTGTTACTTTGCCAACCTCTGGAACGCTGGTAAACACTGCCGTAACAACGCTATCAAGTCTTGCCAGTATTGGCACAGTTACCTCTGGAACTTGGAATGCTACCGTTATTGGGCCTGCTTATGGTGGCACTGGCGTGGCAAACAACGCCGCTAGTACCCTAACCATTACAGGAAACTTTGCCACAACTTTGACGGTTTCTGGAGCCACGGGGGTGACTTTGCCAACGACTGGAACGCTGTCTACGTTAGCTGGCTCAGAAACACTGACCAACAAAACCTTGACAAACCCAACGGTGACAAATTATGTTGAAAGCGTTGTTGCAATTGGTACGGTAACAACTACAAACACATTGTCCTTGACCAACGGCACGGTGCAGACTGCCACTTTGACGGCTTCAACTGCTTGCACATTCACAATGCCAACGGCCACGGCTGGAAAATCTTTTGTAATTTTGCTTAAACAAGCGGCAACTACTGGTAATGGCACGGCAACATTTACTGGCGTGAAATGGGGAACGGCTGGCGCACCAACAATCACAGCAACGGCAGGAAAAATGGATCTTTTGTCGTTTATTGCTGACGGTACAAATTGGTACGGCTCAATAGCTCAAGGATACACACCATAATGTTTGCCGCTAAAAACCTTTTTCTTGCCAATACTACTCCCGGTGGTGGAGGTGGGGTGTACATGAATGTAACAACAACTGTTGCTACCGTAACTACATCTGGAAATTACAAAATTGCCGTGTTTAATGATACGGGCACATTTGTTGTAAATTCTTTGGGAAGTAATCCAACCGAAGGAAGTGTTGTTGAATATTTAGTGGTTGCCGGGGGCGGAGGCGGCGGAGCGTCATTAGGTACAACTATATCTGGCGGCGCTGGCGCAGGTGCTGGCGGAATGAGAACATCAACTGGACAGGCTGTTACTGCAATTTCATACACCGCCACAGTTGGAGCTGGAGGAACAGGTGGGGCAACAGCCATTACCGCTGGCACAAATGGATCGGCATCATCGTTTGGCTCTCTTGTAACCACTGTTGGTGGCGGAGGTGGCGTTTCCTCTGTTTCGGGGGGAGTAAACGGCGGTTCTGGCGGCGGGGCCATGGGTTATGGCGGATACTCTACTCAGATTGGCGGATCTGGCACATTTGGAGAAGGTAAGAACGGCGGAAATGGGGCTGGAGATCCCAAGCTTGGCTACCAATTTGGCGCTGGTGGCGGTGGAAAATCAAATGATGGCACTGTGGCAGATATTTATGGAAGCTCTGGGGGAACTGGCGGAAATGGACTTGCATCAAGCATAACGGGGACATCTGTAACGTATGCGGGTGGCGGAGGAGGAGGTCGTAATTCTGGAACTGCATCTGGAGGGACAGGTGGCGGCGGTGCTGGAGCCACGAGCGGTTCTGTTGTTGCAATTGCAGGAACTGACAACTTGGGCGGGGGCGGAGGCGGCGGCGCTGGATCGAACGCCACATATATACCCGGCAAAAACGGCGGCAAAGGCGTTGTTATTATTAAATGGAGGTTCCAATAATGGCGTACTTTGCAGAACTAGATGAAAACAACGTTGTGCTTAGAGTTATATCTGTAAGCAATGAAATTACCACACCTCAAAACTCTGAAGAACAAGAACAACTAGGCATTGATTTTTGCCAAAACTTATTTGGTGGAAAGTGGTTGCAAACAAGTTTTAACAACAGAATACGCAAAAATTACGCAGGCGTTGGGTCTGTTTACGATGCAGACCGCGATGCTTTTATTCCGCCTAAACCGCAAGGTGATGGATGGGTGCGCAATGAAGAAACTTGTTTATGGTCAAACCCAGAACGGGAAGCCGCTCAAAAAGCAATAAAAATTGGAGTTACGTATGTCTAATCCAGTCACAGATGTAAAAATTGTTGACAATGTATTTGTCAAACTGCATCAATTTTTAAAAACGGGGGACACGCATGAAGGTCACGCCCATGAGTTTGACCACATCACTTTGCTGGCAAGGGGATCGGTAAACATGGTGCATTCCAATGGTGAAGCCACCTACACAGCCCCACATCTAATTGTTACGCCAAAGGGCACGGCGCATCAATTTACAGCCCTTGAAGATAATACAGTTTTCTGTTGCATCCATGCAATACGGAATGGAGATGAGCTTGATTCGGTTGCTTCACAAGATATAACGCCAGAACAAGCATTTGAATTGTTGACTCAATATCCTGTGACCGCAAGATAAAAAAGTAAATTTTTTTCAATTTTTCTAAGGAGACGTAAATGCAAGACAAAGAAATCACACTGACGCTAAGCGTTAAAGAAATTGATGCAATCCTAGTAATGATTGCAAAACAACCGTTGGCAGAAGTGCTTGATCTATTCAACAAAATTAGAGTCCAAGGCACAATGCAAATTGTTCCCAAGTCAACAGAGCAAGCGCCAAATGAGTGACATAGAAAAAGATTTTGCCGTTCACGAAGCTGTGTGCTCAGAGCGGTACCGGGTCATCTCTGATCGCCTGATGAGCGGCAGTGATCGTATGCAACGCATCGAGTACATCTTGTATGCGGTAATTGTCTGCGTGCTGTTCGGGCCGGGTGTCGCTGGGGAACTCATCAAAAAAGTTTTGGGGTTATAAATGAGCGAGGAAAAAATTCAAAACATGGAAGCCAAAAGCCAACTTATTGAGAAGATTACTTTTGCTCTTCTGCCACTCCTTTTTTCGTGCGTCGTTTACTTGATGAGCGCACTGTCAAATTTGGCGCATGAGGTCACGGTTCTCAACAGCAAAATTTCGCTGGTGGTCACCTCGGACAATAGGCAGGCAACAAATTCTGGAGCCGAATTGGCTCGTGAGAAGTTGCGCCAAGACCTAGAGAAAGAGATTCAACGCAATCGAGACCAGATTGCCGAGAATCGAATGCACATTGCCATCTTGGAAGAAAAAGTTCCAGTAAACAAATCACTTAAAACTGTAACTGGAAGGGACTGACATGATTCCAATCGTTGCATCACTGCTTGGTACATTGGCTCAGAATGGTCTGGGCCTTTTGTCTTCTGCAATTCAAGCAAAGGGCAAAGAGGTTGTTGAGAACGCCCTTGGCGTGAAGATTTCCGACAACCCAACAGACGCTGAAGTCTCTAAATTGCGTCAACTCCAGTACGACCACGAAGAGCGTTTGCTTGAGTTGGGCATTGAGAAAGCCCGAATTGAGCAGGAAGAACTTAAAGTCTTGTTGGCCGCGCAAGCCAACCAAGAGGACAACGTCAGCAAGCGCTGGCAGGCAGACATGGCCTCCGACTCGTGGCTGTCCAAGAACATCCGGCCCGGCACCTTGCTGTACATACTTACCGCCTATTTGATTTTTGCTGGCTTGAGCGCCGCAGGAATCCAAGTTCAAGAAGCTTACGTCAACTTGCTGGGTCAGTGGGGCATGCTTGTCATGACCGCTTACTTTGGTGGCCGCACGGTTGAAAAGGTCATGGAAATGCGCAAGGGGGGTAAAGAATGAGCCTCAGTCAAGAACAAGCCGCATTCCTGCTGGATGCCTGCGCCCTCATCAAATACGCCACGGAACAGGGTTTTGTGGTCACTGGTGGGGAGTTGGCTCGTACCCCTGAACAACAGGCCATCTATGTCAAAACGGGCCGTTCCAAAACCCTTAACTCCATACACCTCAAGCGATGTGCGATTGACTTGAACTTCTTCAAGGATGGGCAGATAATATGGGACAAGGGCATCCTCGCGCCTTTGGGGGCTTATTGGGAAACTTTAAACCCCAAAAACCGTTGGGGGGGAAATTTTAAATCACTTGTGGACTGCCCTCATTTTGAGCGCAATGTTGGATAAAAGGACAATGCAATGGCAACGACACCATCATGGGTGATGACATACGACAGCTTGACGTCTATTGTTCTGCAATATCTGGAACGCAATGACGCCGCAACAATTGCCGCCATTCCCACATTTATTACCCTTGCTGAGTTTGAAATTGCTCAGGAGATCAAAACTTTAGGGCAACTACAGGTGGCCACATCCACTATGACTGCAAGCAACCCAATTCTTGCCAAGCCTGCGCGCTGGCGCAAAACAGTTTCTATGACGGTTAACACTGGGACAACGACACAACCAGTGCTGTTGCGCAAGTTTGAGTATTTGATGAACTATTGGCCAAACTCGTCATTGACGGATGTGCCCTTGTATTACGCAGACACCGATTATCAGCACTGGTATTTTGCGCCTACGCCAGATCAGGCATACAACTTTGAGGTGCTGTACTACGAGCGTATATCGCCCCTTAGCTCAACCAATCAAACCAATTGGCTTACCCAGTACGCGCCCAATGCGATGCTGTACGGAACCCTATTGCAAGCAATGCCGTTCCTAAAAAACGATGCGCGTGCAATTTTTCAGCAAAAATACACCGAATCGATTACTGCACTAAAGACGGAAGACGTCGCTCGTGTTGGTGATCGTCAGGCAATAGCAGTGGACTCCTAATCATGGCAACATACGTAGATCCTTACACAGGCGTAACTATCAACCCATCGCAGGTTGGGTATGAATCGCTAACCATTAGCACTGATACGGTACTGCAATGGCCTATTAATGGCAATACGGCAGATGTTGTAGCCAATCAAATTGACGTGACGGCCACGGTTGGCAGTTTAAAACTGTATTTGCCACCCGCAACCCAAGTGTCTACAGGTGCCAGCGTCATCATTCGTAATTCTGGGGCCAACACTTTTACGGTAGTAAACACGGGCGGAGGCACAATTGTTGCAATTGCTTCTGGAGTTGTTCAATACATTTATTTGACCAACAACAGCACAATAAACGGCACTTGGTCAACTTTAACTTTTGGTGCAGGCACATCTTCGGCAAATGCTTCTGCGCTTGCCGGGTATGGTTTGCTTGCCGTAAATTCAACTTTAAATCAATCGTACCCACTAACAGACATATATTCAAATTATTCAATGTTAGATGCAGACAGGGCGCAATTTTTAGTGTGGCAAAGCGGCGCTGGAAGTATGACGTTGCCATCTTCAGGCACTGTTGGTAATAATTGGTTTGTAATGGTTCGCAATAACGGCACAGGCATATTGACCATTACGCCTTCTGGTATTGACACAATTGATGGAAATGCACAAGCACAATTGCAATTGGCCGAGTCTTTTGTAATTGTTTCTAATGGCGCAACTGGATACAACACGTATGGGTATGGCCAATCAGCCACATTTGTCTACACCCAGTTAAATAAAGTAGTTACTGGTGGCACGGTTACTTTAAGCGTTGTTGAGGCGTCTAGCACTATTCAAACATACACAGGCGTATTAACGTCAAACTGTATTGTAATTCTGCCATCCACAGTCCAATTGTATTCGTTGCAAAACAATACTACTGGCGCATTTACATTGACGTTTAAAACAACGTCTGTTGGTGCAACTACAGTTGTTTTGCCTCAAACCCAAACCATTATTGGTATTTGTGATGGAATAAACGTATTTAACGCTCAAACATCTACATCAAGTGTTATTACGACTTTGACTTTAGGTAACGGATCTGCCGCTGTTCCATCTTTATCATTTTCAGGAGATGCAAACACTGGTTTGTATTTGCCGGGTAGTGGCCAACTAGGATTTTCAACGGGGGGCGTAAATAGAGCGACTTTGTCATCATCAGGATTTTTAATTCCAGTGGGCATTGCTGGTGGGACGTTTACATGACCACAAAGGTAGTTACGCTACAAATTAAACCGGGCATCCAACGGGATGGCACCGTCTTCAATGCTCCCAGCTATATAAACGGGCAATGGGTTCGTTTTCAAAACGGTTTGCCTCGGAAAATGGGCGGATTCAGGGGCATCTTTTTAAACGCTTCTGACATTTCTCGTGGTATGACAATGAATTCAACCGATGGGTTGAATTACGTTGTTTCAGGAACAAGCGCAAAACTTCAACAGTGGGTTACCGATAACGATGATGGTGTTGGCTCTGGCCCAACTGACTATACGTTGACTGGATTTACTTCAAACGTCAATAATCTGTGGCAATTTGACATTGGGTACGACTCTTCAGGCGCTGGTGTAAATAACTTGATTGCGCACCCCGGTCAAAATCTCAATGACATTTCATCTACTGTTGACACTAGACCGTTGGTGGGCCCATGGCCAAACACCACGCTCACCCAAGTTGGCGTGTTTACAGCCTCTGCAACCACTGTTACAGGCTCTAAATTAATTAGGTTTGCTACAACTATTGCGGCTGTCGGTGCAGGCGTAACGGTTACTGGTAGTGGAATCCCAGCAAGCACCACCATAACAGCGTCACAGCTTTTGTCGTATGGCCCAGTTGGTACGGTATCAATAAGTACCGTTGGCTCAGGCTATACCAACGGAACGTACACAAGCGTCGCCTTGGTAGATGAATATGGAATTAGCTCAGGCTCTGCGGCCACAGTAGTTGTAAGCGGTGGTATTGTTACGTCTGTCACTATCACCAATGGTGGAGCAAACTTTGTTGCCCAAGAAACATTCAGTATTCCAGCGGCGTCTATTGGCGGCACTGGCAGTGGATTTCTAGGATCAATCACATCGTTGGCATCAACCACAGCACAGCTTTGGACAGCGTTTTTAAGTAACGCGGCAACAGCATCTGCAACAGTAACGTTGACCTTTGACAACAACATTTCGATATCTGGTGGCGTCGTTGTGCTTCACCCCTACTTGTTCGTGTACGGCAATTATGGGTTGATTCAAAATTGTTCTGCTGGGGATTTTAACAATTGGACTAGCGCAGACTCTAACGCCACCAACATATCAACTGGTAAGGTAATCAAGGGACTGCCATTGCGTGGTGGCACAACATCGCCTGCGGGTCTGTTTTGGACTACGGATTCCGTAGTACGGGTCACTTACGCACCATCTACCGTGAACGGCATCAACTATTTTTGGAAGTATGACCTGATCACAAGCCAAAGTTCAATTATGTCGTCGTCGTGCGTAATTGAATACGACGGTATTTTTTATTGGATTGGTACTGATAGATTCTTGATGTACAACGGTGTTGTGCAAGAAGTACCAAACACGCAGAATATGAATTGGTTTTTTGACAATTTGAACTATGCGCAACGTCAAAAAGTTTGGGTAAGCAAAGTTCCGCGTTGGGGTGAAATATGGTGGTTCTACCCACGCGGTGATGCAACAGAATGCAATGACGCAATCATCTACAACGTGCGAGAAAAG